CTTAGCCACCCTGGAAGGAGATCAACATGAGTGAGAATATATTGGGGGAAGGCCCCCGTATGCGTTCCACCTTCGACGAACCTCAATCAATTGAGGGTCGACCGATGCGCTATTATGCTAATAGCGACACCATGATTTATTATGGCGATGTAACGTATACTGCGGAAGAGAGCGGCGGTGTCATTACTGACTTTTATTCCACAGAACCTCCACCATGGCCTTTTAGGCCAGTATCCCAGTTTAAATGGGATTTTTCGTGGATCGGTCATGGAAGTTGTCAGATTGGGAATCCCAGTTGTAAACTAGCTCGAGTCGATACTTTATTTGACTTTGGCTATTACTGGAACCCATTGGGGCTACAATATGATGATGTAGCACCCAAGGTCGCTGTAATCTCTGATTTTGAGTGGGAGATTTCGGTCCTGCTTGATCAGTGTCTGGATGTTATCCAGGCTCCAACCGATTTGCTAGTTTTTCTAGCAGAAATGCGTGACCTCGTCTCTATGATGCGCGACATTATGAAAGCAATTAATGCCGCGAAGGCACTGGTTTCCTCCAATGTTTGGTGGGAAATTATCACAGGTATTAACCTGATGATCAGTGCTGGGGCAGCCGGGACTGTCAACGTTATCGTTGATAAGGTAGCAGCGGGACTTTTGTCCTACTCTTTCGCCTGGCGTCCATTCATATCGGATACAGTCGGAATAATCGACAGATTGTTCAAACTGCAACGTAGATATGATCAAATCAAAGATGGGGTGGGTAAGGTCCATAGGACCTCCCGTACAACAACCGTCCGAATAGCGCCCACTGAGGAAGTTCTTTCCCAGTGGAACTGCACTGCCAGCAATAGCGGTAATTATTGCTATGCTGGTGGGCCGTTGTCTATTCGGCGACACACGCGTAAGGATCTTGCGATCCTTGATCCCAAATTATCAGCTACCGTAGCTTACCGCTACGAGCTCCCATCAGCCGTAACATCGGTCATGGGTGATTTGGGTACACTACTTTCCTTGATGGGTGTAAACCCGTCTTTGGAGACTGTCTGGGATGTAATCCCGTTTTCGTTCGTCGTTGACTGGTTTATACCAGTTGGCGACTGGCTCGGTAGGGTGGCAACTGTTTCGCCTTCAAGTTTGAAGATTGAGATCGTTGACATCTGCGCCTCGATTAAATCAGGGCGTACTAGCGCACTAACCCATTGTTGTCCTTGCTCTTTTGGCGAGAACTTCAACAGGGAGTACTGCGTGGCTACCAGGTCCGATTATGACAGAGTAGTGGGGAAAGAGCTGTTGAATGCTCTTCCTTCCTTCCGCATTCCATCCAAGTTTCAACTGCTGTTAGGTGCCGCGCTCATTCGTGCGAACGCGTAATGTGCACCATGCTATGAATTAGCACGAAATCACAACAGAGGTAGCATTATGGTTGGCGATATGACATTTACCCTAGGGGCAACGCCTCGTACCACCAAGGTGACCCAATTCGATGGACGCCGTGTCGAACGTTCGCTCGACATTGACGACGATGACATTTTACAAAACGTCATCAGCCACGAAGTTACTTCGAACGGTATTACCCGCTCGATGGTAAAATTAAATCGGGATTTCGTTAACGCGACTACGTCGGTTAACGAATCTGCATCCGTCCACATCGTCCTTGGCTATGCCAGTGGCGAGGGCAAAGCGAAAGCTAAAGAATTAGCCGACGCTCTTGCAGATTGGCTGTTGGAAAATTCCAACGAAAATCTCGATTCAGTGGGCCAAAAACAATACGGTGTGCCGGACGCTTAAGCGATCCGTACCCGTCCATAATGCCTTTGGAGGTTACCTGAAATGAGCAGGGCCAAGAAAGAGCAAAGTTCTCTCGGGATTTACCTGAGAATTGCCTCACACTTACTTGACGATATAAACCGCCTGTATGACTACGACGGTCGTCGTGACATGGTCACGATAACTGCTCGGACTCATGCTGAGGGTTTCTCCTTCCTGTCAAAGACTCTACCTTCTATTGGGGCTCATATATTGGCCTCGATAGATGGTGGACGCTTCACGCCTTTCTCAGCTTTTAAAGCTGATAGAGACGGATGCCCCCTCTTTTTGGGAGGGTTAATCAAGCGCATCTTTGATTTTAAACAAGGAGGAATCGTTCTGTCCGATCCCGACGTTGGTGCGGTTGATGCTTTGCATCAACTTACCCAAGCCTTTAAAAAGGTAAAGGTACCTTCAACTCCAAAGTTGGAGCGGGAAGCTGTAGAAAAATACCTACAGTTAGAGGAGAACTATCCGGTTTTTCAACCCGGACAGCTATCTAAAAGGATGGAAAAGATTGTTGACAACGCCATTTGTGTGCTGGAAGATGTTTTGGATGGTCTCGATTTATATGAGATCACACCGAAGCATGGACCGGGCGCTGTGGCGGGCAAGGAGCGTCATGCAGAAAAATTTATATTTTTCCGCGATGATCGGCTATTTGGCGAGTATCCCTTTTCGGATTATTTTCAAACGGGAGGGTCATACCTACCGGATCCGTTATCATGGGATATGGTTCAACATCACTATGATGTTAGAACCCGGGTCTTCAATGACCCAATTGACTCAGTCGGGCCAAGCAGAATGTCACTTGTGCCTAAGACTGTGTCCTCTCTCAGAGTCATCCAGATGGAGCCAAAAGAAAGACAATGGATCCAGCAGGGACAAGGGAGAGCTTGCGTCGAATGGCTAGAGATGCATCCCCTTACACGGGGGCACGTTAACTTCTCGAAACAAGGTGTTAATAGACGCCTTGCAATGAGAGGTTCGCGCGACGGCAGTCTTGCGACTCTAGATTGGTCGGAGGCTTCCGATAGAGTAGGGGCACGGCTGGTTTGGTATCTATTGCCGAATCAGATTTCTGTGCCTTTATTCGCGTCTCGTTCCACCCATGTTGAGTTGCCGACGGGGGATATAATTCCCCTGAATAAGTTCGCCGGCATGGGTGCAGCAACTTGCTTCCCTGTTGAGGCTCTAGTGTTCTGGGCCTTAGCAGTAGGGACAGTCGCGTACTTAACTGGAGACGATTTCTATCGCAGTTCACGCGGCGTGTTTGTTTATGGGGATGATGTTATCGTCCCTACACGCTTTGCCGAAGCCGTGATGGAAACAGGTCGTTCACTGGGGATGAAACCCTCAGACGGAAAATGTCACTTCCGTGGAACTGGCCGCTCAGTCTTTAGAGAGTCTTGTGGCTGCGATGCGTTTGGGGGTATTGATATCACCCCAGTACGTGTGCGCCGCGAACCGCCAAGCAAGTGGGCCGATTCTGAAGAAATCCTAGGCTGGGTAGCCATGTCTAATTTGTTTCATAAACATGGTTACTGGTCTACTGCAGCTTATACAAAGGCTGTCGTAGAACAAGCAATAGGCGGTGAGCTTCCGGTTTCACCGGAGCCTGCCGGTTATCTGAAATTTACGTCCTTTATGCAAGGATCGTACATCCCGGATAGAATTGCGAAAAAGCCCAGGAGGATCAAGATTAAAGACGGCTTTATTCAGTTACGTTGCATTGTAGCTGAACATAAGAAGTCTCGGTCTGATCCCACGTTGTCTGAAAGTCTGTTGACTTCTCTTAATAAACCTCTTCATGAGAATAAAGAGGGATATGCAACCAACTTTTTTCAGTTGAGTTGCGAGTCAACCGGCCTTTCTTCAGAAAGGGCAGACAGGGGAGTCGAAAGACTCCGCTGGAGATATATGCCCGTTACACTAACGGACTAAGTCATCCAGTATGCTAC